CGACTAAAGATGGTCGTAAAATATCCGATTATTCAAGAGTAAAAAATCTTTTCAAAAGAGGAAAACTTCGTGATGATATCTTTGGTGATTTATCATTCTTTACTAAGTATCAAATAATTGGAGATGAAAGACCAGACAATGTTGCATACAAGGTTTACAGAGATGCAACTCTTGATTGGTTAATATTGATTGCAAACAATATTGTCAATGTTCAAACAGAGTGGCCATTAACTCAACAAGCATTTTATAACTTCTTAATTGATAAGTATGGTTCAGAAGAAGTTTTAAATCAAGTTCGTTACTATGAATGCACTGGTGTCAGAAACTCACTTGGAGCAACAATCGCAAAAGAAGGATTGATTGTTCCACAAAACTTTACTGTTTCCTACTTTGATTCCAAATTAGGTCAAACAATAACACAATCAAATATCACTAAAGAAGTAACTAATCTTGAGTATGAGGAAAAAATTCAAAACGAAAAGAGAAATATTTTTGTACTCAAACCAATCTATATTAATGTTGTGTTGAATGATATGGAACAAATTATGCCATATAAAAAAGGTAGCACTCAGTATGTGAATGCTACCCTAAAGAGAGGAGATAATATTAGATTATTTCAGTAATCATTCCTCAGCAAGACGCTGGAAATAAGAAAGAGCATCGTCTTCATCTTCATCAACCTGCTTATTCACAACAGGAAGTGAAGGTGACTTAGAGCGAGCAAAGGACTCTTCCAGTTCTGCAATCACACTTTCCTCTTTGGAAGGAGTTTGAACATAAGAATCATACTGATCTTCTTGTTCTTGAATTGCAGCACGAGCACTCTTTTGACCTAGAACCATTTTCAGACGTGCTTCAAGTTGCTCATAGGACTTGAATTGATCAGGAGCAGTTACCGCTGCGAGCGAGTATTGCTTCTTCCAGACGGCTTCAAGAGCATCATCATCATCCAGGAGTGGTGCAACGCGGTCAAATTCTGATTTGTCGTAGTTCCAATACCCATCTTTCTTTACGATTTTGAGTTTGAAGTTAGCACCTTGCCAGAAGTCAAAAGGATTGATCGGAGTTTCATCCTCAAACTCAGGTTGCATTGCTTCCATGATTTTGTCAAAGATCTTCTTACCATACTTGAAGAGGAAGACCTTACCTTCGTTTGCAGGATTAGCAGGATCCTTTACAACATAGATGTTGCTGTAGTAAGACAGTTTACGCTTCTGCTTACGAACAGTTTCTTTATCTGCATCATGACCACTGTTCCAGAGTTCACGGTTGTACTCAGAAACAGGATCTTTCTGACCAGTTGTAGTCAGAGAGTTTTCAATGTACCATCCACCAGGACCTTGGAATGCATGAGTGTACAGTTTTGCCCAAGGAAGTTCTTCACCTTCTGGTGCAGGAAGGAAACGAATCACTGCAAAACCGTTACCAGTCTTGTCCATTTCAGGTTTCCAGAGACGCTCATCTGCGCTACCAGAAGTTGTACTCATCTTCTCCACTTCTTTTACCAGTTTCGCAGTGAGCGAACCAAGAGAAGATTGCTTTTTGAGATCGTTAAAAGACATTCGGATTACCTCGTATTTGTACGGATTTGGCTTTTGTGTACTTCGTTATTCTACAGGTCGGAACCTGTTTCGTCAATCCTTTCGCGCATTGCTTCAAGCATCTTGCTCATGTTGTTGAAGATCACATTCATATCAACGTTTGATGGAAGACCCATCATTGACGCTGATTCAGCAATACGTTTTTTCATTTCTTGTGCTTCAGGATCATCCGATAAACTCAGACGAGTATAAAGCACTTTTTGTTTTTCTAAAAGTTGTCCAAGAAGATTTACATGAAACATCTTTTCCTCTTTAGTCATACGAGGAAACTCAAAAACATTTTTATAAATTTGTTCTTGCATTTCTGAGATTTCAGCCATCTCTGCACGGACGACTTCAGATTTAAAGAAACTCATGCATCTCCTAGAATAATTTCTTTTAGAATTTTACGATAACGGAATACATCAATATTTAGAAAAGGATTGTACTTTCTAATTTTACGACTGACGGTTTGCCACACCGGGTCTTGTAATTTTTGGTCATAGTCATTCCCGAACAGGAATATTCTATTGTAAATGACCATAGTTTCCAAGCTAATTTTACCGCTCAGGAACTTTTTAAGAATCAAAGGATGACCTTTTGAACACTGAAATACTTCGTCTACTTTAGTTTGACTGAAGAGTTCCTCTGATTCTTCTTTAAAAAGATAGGAGAGTGATTGAACTTTTTTCTTCCAATTTGTGTATCTCTCCTCTCCTTCTTTAATCATTTCTCCAATCCACAAAGTTTCTGGATCAGGACAAGATACAAAGTTTGCTACAAAGAATTCTACAACTTCTTGATCTGTTTTTTGTCTTGCTACTTTTTCAAACCAAAATCGGTCTTTCCTTTTATAAAAAGATTGTACAGTCGCACGACTTTTGCCACAATACTTGTGATAGTCATAACTGTCTTTGGTGAAGTGATTCTTCAAAGCAAGATATTGACGATAGGCATCAACGGGCATCATTCAAAAAATTAATTTTGCACGGGAAGTTTTCTTTAAGAAATTAAGTTCCATTGCTTCATACTTAATCTTTTCCTTCAAAGGTTTTGAGATAAGTTTAGGAACGGACTCCACATCAATGTTATTCTTCTCGCAAAAGTAAACAATCGCATCAATGTAGTTCATCTCTTCATTGGTTTGCACTAAAGATTCAATCTCTTGTGCAAACCTAGAAGGACAAAAGAATTTACTCTCAAGTACTTTCTCTAACTCATTCTCCATTTGACCCAGTATTGTGATGTACAAATTCTTTGATATAACGAACTAATAATCTAATATAGTCGTCTTTGTTCCTTTTGTCAAATACTTTGACTTCTCCACCTGGAGTAACCATAAGTGTAATGAGTTTTTTAACTACCTTACCAGTCAGTTCATAATATGCAGCAGCATAGAATGTTTCTTGAACAAAGTAATTTTCAATCCATGCTTCTGGTTTAATTTTTTCTGATGTCTTAAAGTCAATAACAGCAAGTTCACCTTCGTATTCTGCGATGCAATCTACTCTACCTGCTAGTCCAAGATATTCTGAATAAAGAGTTCTTTCAATTGCATGAATATTATTTATCTTATCCAGATATGGTTTTGCATGATGAAACATGTGTTTTGTCAGGAGTTGATAATTATCCCAGTTCAACTCCTTGTTTTCAAGGTAGTCCTGACACACTTGGTGAAAATCAGTTCCTCTTGCTGTTGCTTTTTTTGTAATACGATTTGCTTCTTCTAGACCTACTCTTTCTCTCCACTTTGCAAAAATCTGACGATTGTAAAAAGAGGTAACTGAAGTGATTGAAGGCACCCAGTTACCATTAGGAAGATTATAGAGACGAATGCTTTCAGTTGTTTTACATTCTAGTTCAATGTCACCTAAAAAATTATGATGAATAAATGTCATAGATTCAATTCCGATTTTGCAATTAGATATTCCTTACAGAGACCTGAACGAACAATATCTTCAACACCAAATTCAATGACATCAACAGAAGGCATGACATTTAGAATTCGCATAAAATCAATAATACCATTCTTTTCTGCAGTTTTCACTAGGTCAGATTGTGTTGCGTCACCACAGAACATAATCTTAGAATCTTCACCAACACGAGTGATAATAGAATCAAGTTCGTGAAAGTTTAGATTCTGAAACTCATCAACAATAATAATGCAATTGTCTAGGGTTGTGCCACGAATGAAAGAAGTACTCCAGAAACTAATGGTTCCCTGAGTTTTAAGATTACCATAAAGCATCTCAAATGCAGAGTCATCAGGCATCTCAAACATATACTTTACCATATTCTTATATGGAATCTGATAAAGAGAGGATTTATCTTCATGATCACCCGGAAGAAAACCAATCTCCCTAGTTGCCACAAGGGAACGTACAATATAAATCTTTTCGTAGGGAGATTTTTCATCAAGTACATCTTTCAATGCATTATAAAGAGTGATGAATGTTTTACCTGTACCCGCTGCACCATATGCAACGATATTCTGGTCTTTCTTATAAGATTGGAATAACAATTCTTGATTATTTGTTAGAGGTTCAACTGTCCTCATTAAATCAAGATTAATTGGTTTCTTCCTCTTCATTTGACGATTACTCATCCCAAAAGGAACAGGATTCTGTGGAGTGTTTCTTTTCTTAGCAGGCATATTAGATCAAACTGGTTTTACTTTTGAACCTGGTGCTTTTGATGCTTTGTGAAGAACATCATTCCAACCAGGATGAGTTTTACGAAGTCGGTCATAAACTTCACCGACCTCTGCGGATGAAGGACAAGTTGATGGATCAGACCAATCTCTTTCCCATTGTGGATTGTCTTGTTTCCATTGGTCCCAATCAAGGACACTCATTGTCACTTCTTTCTGTTCACCAGTTTCTTTATTAACTACAGGATACGTGGGCAATTTAAACCTCCATTCTATATGCAGATATTTATTCAATGGTGATGGAAGGTGCATCATTGCACTCAGCACATCCTTCACGAGTCCAACCAAGTGCTTCAGATACTGCAGGGAACTGACAAGTAAAGATACAACGAATAAGTTCTGCAATCTCCATATGTTCCTTCTGTGTACCGTGTGCAGAACGCAGATCAATGTAGTGTATCCATGACCTTACAGAACCGGTCATATAGAGTCTTGTAGGGGTCGCTAAGGGTAGTACAAACCTTGCACACTCCTTTGCTACTCCCTTCTCTAGAAGACGGTTGTAGAGTCGCAGAGCACTCTCATAGTGAACGCGAATATCCTCAAGCAAAGTCAGTTTGAGATAATCAGGCATATCGTCAATAGAATTCTGACGATTCTTAGTATCCTGACGACGTAGTTCAGGAAGAGGAATAGTTTTGTTCAAAAGATTCGCATCAGCATACCGTTGCGAAAATTCTTGATATGTAAATGAACGGTGACGCAAAATCTGAGCCGCGATACCACGAGTAGTATTAATCTCTACTGTCATGGTTGCTTGCTCAAAGATGCTCCAGTGT